GCAACAGACCCCACCCCCGCAGAGGATGCTGTTGAAGAGCCCCCCGAAGAGCCAGAAACCAACCTTTTGGCGACTCCCCCCGCTAATAGAGATGACAAGGTTGAAAAGAAAGTCGCTGGCAAAAAGATAACCACAACTTCTAAATCTAAAGGAAAGTGGTATGAACCACGCAAAGATCTTTCCGGAAAGAGAGCAATGCAGCGACAGATGTCTTCAGACGCTGGAAGCAACCTAGCAAGCAGCGCCTCTAGGAACATCAATAAGGGATACCAAGACCTTTCGCGCTTGGCTAGGGGGATTAAAGAAGAACAAGATTCTAATTATAAGAAAGAAGAGAACAAAATCTTTGAGATCAACAACCAAGTAAAGGCACTGATTACAGAATTGGAGACGAAGAAAAATGTCAACGAAAATTAAACATAACAAGAAAAGAAACACTATTTTTCTTTACGAAGCGCTTGTTAGAGAATTAACAAAGGCTACTGTCGAGAGAGATCAGGAGAGAAGACAAGTTATCTTAGGAATTATAAAAGAACATTTCAACACTGATACTATCATGGGAAGAGAAGTTCGTATTTATAAAAATATTTTAGAGACTAAAGATGAAAAACAGAGCATTGCAGAGAAGATTCTTTCCGAGTCCAAAATCGAATACTCTGTGCTAGATAAAAAGAAACTCTTTTCAGAGCAAAGTCAAATGATCTCAAGAATCAATAAACAACTTTCCAAGGATGTCTTCACAACTTTCGTCCCAAACTACAAAAATTTAGCAACACTACATCAGGTTTTTAATAATCTTGATTTATCTGCTAAAGAGAGAGTGCTCTTGGAAGAGGATGCCCTTCAATTAATGACTGAGAGCGCAAACAAAACAGAAAAGAAAGAAATGAGGCATATAGATAGTTTAGTGTTTAAGTCTTTTGTCGATAGATACAATCAAGAATATTGCGATCTTTTAGAAGAACAAAAAAGTCTTTTATCTCATTTTATATCTTCTGGAGTTCAAGGCGATTTGGAATTTAAAATTTATCTAAACGATGAAATTGGAAGATTAAAAGAGGAATTGAAATCATCAAAAGACGCCAAAGAGTTTGTCGAAGACAGTGAAATGAAAAACAAAGCAGAACAAGTGCTGGAGCTTCTTGAGGCTTTTAGCCAAAAGCCATTAGAAGACGCAGATCTAAAGAAGATCTTAAAGATTCAAGAATTGGCTAAGGAAATAAAAAACTAAATGAGTATTAAAATTTCTATTAAAAATCAATTACCATTGGATGTGATGGAGAGTGAAATAAAGAAACTTGATATGAAAAGATCTCTATCTGGGAGAATCATGGTGTTTGATCACATCGATATTGACATTGTTTTGGATGAACAGGCTGGAAAAGTAACTGCCTATTCAAAAAAAGACTTCGGTGAGCTAGTTTACAAAAGCCAGAATAGGCTTTTTGAATATCTTTTCAAAAAAGGTGTTGTAATGGCTGAGAGCGTAAAGGGCTCAAATGTTTTCGGCGCGATTGAGGCTATTTACCCCAAAGAGTCCAAAGTAGAAAATTTAACAGAAATAGTCCTTTATAATATCGCAGGGTTTTTAGAGTCTGAACAGGATTACATTAAATCATTTGATTATATAGAAGACCTAGAGGATGAGAGAATCCTACATCCAGACAAAGAAGACAGCACAGAGCTTGGCGAAGTGCCACAGGAAGAAAAGAAAGGAACAATAAATCCGGGGTATCCGGGATATTATTACGGTTTAGCAGGGATGTATAGGTACGAATAGTGGAACTTTTATATTTTATTCTCGCCTCTTGGGGCATGACCCAAATCTTAGTTTACGGAACAATTTTTGAGAATCAGCGGAGCTGGATAATGGAAAAATCTGATTGGTTTGGCACACTTATCCACTGCCCCATGTGTACGGGTTTTTGGGTGGGGGTATTTTTGTTCGGAATAAATGGCTTAACAGAACTATTTAATTTTGAATATAATATCGCTAATTTGCTGATTTTAGGATGTTTATCATCAGCTACATCATATGCTTTAAATGTTGTTATTAGTGATAGTGGTATAAAAATAAACAATATTCACGAGTAAAGGAGGTTC